CGCATGCCCATGCATTTCCTGACGGAGATGGGCCAGGAGGTTAACTGATATGGCCCGCTTTGGGAAGCAACGCAGGGCCAAGCGCAAGCGCAGGGAGCGAGAGCACGAACAGTGGTTCAAAGAGCAGTCAAAGGACGCTCTGGACCCCAGGGGCGGCGAGTTCGTCGTCCTTGTCTGGCCAGGCCCTACCAAGACCGAGCCGATGAACTACTACAAGGCCATGAAGACCTGGCAGGAGTCAGAAAAAGCCATGGTTTTCCGCAAAAACGATTTCTTCTGCAAGCAAAGCAATGGGTAGAACACTCTCCGACGGCAGCTTCAAACCAAAGCCGTCTGTCACCGCCAGGCAAGAGTTCATGCAGCAAGAGCCTCAGCCTCTCCGTTCGATGGCAAAAGGTACCGAAGTCCATGTCCGCTGTGGTTCGGGATGGGTAAAAGGAACCGTGCTAGAATGGAGAAAGACAGGTATCGTTTGCCAACTCTCGAGGACCCGCGAAACTCGTACAGTCTTCGACAACCGCTCAATCCGTATCTCATCCGACCCAAAATTCTGATGGACAAAATCAATCATCCCTCCCACTACGCTGCAGGCCGTAAGTACGAGCCTATCGACGTCATCGAGGACTGGGAGCTTGGCTTCAATCTGGGCAATGCAGTCAAGTACCTCAGCCGCGCTGGGCGCAAGGAGAACGCCCTGGAAGACCTGAAAAAGGCCGCCTGGTACATCGACCGCGAAATCAGTCGCACTGTACCCTTCAGGACGACCTATGAGGATGTTGTCGAGGCTTTGGCCGCAGAAGCTAATGACTGGGAATTTCCCCACGGCCTTGATGACGTTGTTTTCTACAACAGCGCTGAGGTTGGCGCCACCGTCCCTGATATCCCCTATGAGCCCGTCGCCCAAGATCGCCCTGCTGGATGCCTGAGAGTCTATGAGCTTGCTCGGGAGCTAGGAGTTACCAACAAGGTAATCATGGATGCCGCCTCGAGTTGTGGCATCATCCTGAAAAGCCATTCTTCGAGCCTGCAGGGTTTCCAGGTGGAAGAGGTTCGCTCTGCCGTTAAAGGGAACGTCGACGACCAGCAGCTGGACTGGTGGGAAGCAGAAGACTCCGAATGGGCTGCGTTCTGGGACTCTGATGACGACTACATTTGGGACCCTTCCCTGGGTCCTGTGGAGCTGTCTGACAAAGAGATCCAGGATATCCTTGACCGCAAGGACCTCCAGCAGTTCGACAACAATGAGATCGTTAGCACAATCGAGAAGCGTGGGTTCATTATCGGCGTCAAGGCCGACGGTACAACATGCGAACTCAGCAGAAACGGACGCTGTATCTGATGATCTGTCTTTCTACACTGGCTATCAACCAGGTCCTGATCGCTGTGGGAGGCTCTGTAGCCTTCCTCGGCATACTTGGGGAGCTAAGCTGGCACTTAAGTGATTACACTCAAAATTCACCACCAACTCTTCTCGAAGGCAAGGCCGAGGGTGACCAGTAGGGGCACCTTCATGCCTGTTACTTACCGCAAGAATCAAAAGGAGCTGCTGGCCAAGATCAAGGAGCAGTACGACAGGCCTCCGCTTGAGGGGCCTCTTCGTGTAGAAATCGAGCTACGTGGTGAAGGGCGTGCTGATATCGACAACATGGTCGGCGCATTTTTCGATGTAGCAAACAAAGTATTGTGGGTTGACGACAGAGTAAGCGTCATCCCCGAGCTGGAGGTCAAGTGGCAGAAGGCCAAGAAAATCGACTCCTGCTGGACGATCAGGATCTACATGTTAGAATGTCAGGAGACCTTACTTTGAGGAAAAGTGGAAGTAGCTTACAACCAAAGCGAGTTTGACTATAGAAGAGGAGAGGGCGTCAACCAGTCGAGCCTGAAAAAGATCCTGGATAGTCCGGCCCACTACCAGGCGGCATTGAAGAGCAAGCTGATCCCCACCCCTGCCATGGAAATGGGTACAGCTTTGCACTGCCTTTCCCTGGATGGCACTGAAGCGTTTGACCGCCAGTACATCAAAAAGCCTGACGGTATCAAGCTGAATACCAAAGAGGGCAAAGAGTGGAAGGACGGGGTTGGTAGAAAGAAGGTGCTCAGCTCAGGCGGCAAGGATGACCCCTGGGGCAGCGTTCAGGGCATGGCAGCTGAATTGGCAAAGCTTGCCTGGTTCGACCCCTCGCAGGCCGACTACATCAAGCACAACGAGGTTTCTGTGTATTGGGAGGACCGCGGCGTCAATTGCAAGGCACGCCTGGACCGGCTGGTGATTGAAGAAGGCATTGTCCTTGACCTGAAGACTACTGATAGCGTCGACCCGGAGACCTTTATGAAGAAGGTTGTCAATCTGGGCTACGACTTTCAGGCTGCGTACTACACCCGCGCAGCGATGGCGGCCTACGATAAGCCATTCCGATTCATTTTTGTTGCTGTAGAGCGCAAGGCGCCTTATACCGTGGATCTGTTCGAGGTGTCGCCAGACATGATGCATGAAGGCTTCTACAAGGTGGAGAAGGCCTTGGATCTGTATGCCAAGTGCGACAAGTCTGGAGAGTGGCCCACAAAGGAGCCTGTAATTCGTCAGCTGGAGTACCCAGGCTGGTACACGTCTGCTAGAGTGGAAGAACCTGCAGTTGAGGAGGGCCTTTCTGATGTCTTCTGAACCCAAAATCAAGATTGACCACGACGGCTACTGGTGGAACTGGGTCGTCGAGCTTGACAAACGGGACCTAATGGGGTGTGACCGCACCCTGGAAGGCGCCCTGGAGGCCGTGCTCGAGGCCTCTGATAGGATCAAAGAAACCCCACGCAACACACGGAGGAACCCATGAGCCGCGAAGTCCACGACGCCCGCTTTGTAAACATCACTCCCGATGCGGAAAAGCACATGGCCTACTGCGCCAGGGTGTCCAATCCCAGCAATCAGGGCAACCACGAGACCGCTCCCAGGCTTCTGCGCTACTGCATCAAACACAAACACTGGAGTATTTTTGAAACCGCCAGCATGCAGGTGGAGATCAACACCACTCGTGCCATCGCCGCACAAATCCTGCGCCACCGTAGCTTTAGCTTCCAGGAGTTCTCCCAGCGTTACAGTTCTGCTGGTGACCTGCCTGCCATCGGCCTGCCCCACCTGCGGTCACAAGACCTCAAGAACAAACAGGCCAGCCACGACGACCTCGACCCTGAGATGGTCGAACTGATGAACAAGCAGATCCAGCAGCTGTACCACAGCACCTTCGACTACTACGAGTACCTGCTCGAGCGTGGTGTTGCCAAGGAATGTGCTCGGTCCATTCTGCCTCTGGGAACGCCCACCAGGCTGTATATGTCGGGGACAATTAGGTCGTTCATTCACTACGTAGATGTCCGTGCTGGCATTGAAACCCAGCTAGAACATCGCCTGATCGCTCAAGACATCAAGCGGATTTTTGTCGAGCAACTGCCAACCGTCGCGGAAGCCCTGGAGTGGATCGAATACGTAGGATGATATAATGTAGGGGTGAGGGGGTTCTCCACTAATTAAGAGGTAGTCTGGGGGCTGCCTCTTTTTTATGTCTAGGTATACTAGCCCAGTTCTAGAGAGATTCTAGTTGTGACGTCGGATCCAAGTAGCTGGAAGGAGGTAAAGGCGGAAGTCGCAGCTGGCCCTATCTGGTCATTCACAAGAGGCTATAAGGTTAACGTTGCCGGTCGGCATGAGAACGAAGAGCAGTTTCGTGCTTTTCAGTTCTACCTGAACAATGGTGGAAGCCGCACGCTTGAAAGCACTGCGGAGTTCTGCGACCGGGATCCGCAAACCATTTCGCAATGGGCCAAGAAGTATAATTGGGATCGCCGTTGCGCGGCTTACGACAAAAAACAGATGGCGATAACCTTTAAAGAGGCTTCGAAGGCTGAGCGCATACAGCAACGAAAGGCCATCCAGGAGTTTCGTGAGGCCAATGAGACACAGGCTCGCCAGATGATGGAGGTCAGTTCAGACCTAATGAACATCATTCAGCAGCGTATAGCCAAGGCTGCAGCAGAAGGGGAGGACATCCCCATGGGACTGGTTTCCGGCTTGATGCGTGCAGCCGCTAACATCTCTGACTCTGGCCGGCAGTCCTGGGCTACAGCTCTTGGCGTTGGCCAGCTGATGGAAGTGGTGGATCAAGAACTGGAAGAGGTCCAAGTCGAAATCCTCAATGAGGACGAAGACGAAGCTTACGACATCCCCCTTGACGAATAATGGCTACCAAAGCAGGAAAAGATTTTTTAGATTACGCAGCCTCAGGCCAGGATCTGGTCAAGGAGGTAAGGCGCAAGAAACAAGCCAAGAGGGCCGAACGGGTTGTGCTATGGAAATTTATCAAGAAGGTGTTTCCACAGCATAGGTTTTACAAGTTTCATGCGGAGGTCATTAAGCAGCTGCAGAAGGTCATCGACGGAACATGTAACAGACTCATTCTCCAGGTGCCTCCGAGGCACGGGAAGTCTCTGCTTGCATCTCAGCTGTTGCCTGCCGCTTATCTTCTTGCTCACCCTGAGCGGTACGTCGGCATCTCCTCCTATTCAGCCGAACTGGCGGAAGGTTTCAGCCGCAAGGCCAGGGAGTACTATACGGAATCAGGTGGACTACTGAATGAATCGTCGAAGGCCGTTAACGCTTGGGCAACAGAGAGAGGCGGCGGACTGTGGGCTGCCGGTGTGGGCGGTGCCATCACTGGCCGCTCTGGCCATCTTCTCATCATCGATGACCCCGTCAAAAACAGAGAAGACGCAGAAAGTGCGCGAATGATGGGCAAGCTCAACGACTGGTATACGTCAACCCTGTATACTCGTCTTGAGCCTCAGGTGGGAGCCATTGTAGTAATTCAGACCAGATGGTCAGAGAATGATATGATCGGCCAGCTCATTGATAATGAGTTTAACGTCAGCGAGAAGGGACGAGAGAACTGGACGATCGTTGACCTGCCGGCTCTGTACGAGGAGGAGGGCGACCGCCCTAAGCTTCCTGAGCACTGCGAGATCGTCCCTGACTGGCGCGAAGAAGTGGGCGAGGCACTCTGCCCTCAGCGGTACGCAGAAGAGGACCTAGAGCGGATCAGAGAGGCGATTGGCAGCAGAGACTTCGCCTCCCTGTATCAACAGAGACCTGCCCCCGAAGGCGGAAATATGTTCGCACCCGAATGGTGGCAGTTCTACGGAATAAACGATCCTGTACCGGACTTTCAGCGTGTCATGCTTTCGGTTGACTGTACATTCACAGATGCGGCTAAGAGTGACTATGTCGTCGGTGTCGTTATCGCTCAGGCTGGCTCTCAGTTCTATGTGCTCGATTTAGTCAGGCAAAAGCTAGATGTAGTGGGTACAATGGCAATGATTGCTCGATTGTATAAGAGGCATCATTTGCAAGGTACGGTAATCGAACTTGCTGCATCCGGTTACGCTGTTTATCAAATGCGTCAAAAGAAGGTTCCAGGCTTGATTGGAGTGAAGCCAGAAAAGTCCAAAGTAGCTCGTGCCAGCGGCATTGTACCCATGGTCGAGGCTGGCAACATCTACTTGCCTGCTTCCGCTCCATGGCTTGATAGCTTCATCTCAGAATTTAGCCTGTTCCCTGCATCTAAAAACGATGACCAAGTCGACGCACTGGTTCAAGGCATTAACTACATGTCGATGCGTACCGCACCTCAAATGACCGAGGTTACTTGGGGACGAGGTGATCGGTTACTGCCAGGAGTCCAAAGACATAATCCTTGGTAGACTGGTTGCAGCTCGCAACGTCTCTTGTGGCAAGGAAACCGGCCAAATTTAAACTTAACGCACAACAGCAAAAGCTTGCCGCGGATAACCTTAACCTTGCCAGAAAAGAAGCATGGCGCCTGCAGCGCACGACAGGCATAGAGTATTCGACCCTTGAGTCCGTGGCCTTCGAGGGCCTTTGCAAGGCTGCCAACAGGTATGACCCTGAGCGTCCTCACCCTGTAACAGGCAAGAGCATGAAGTTCAGCTCGCTGGCCACTCCTACCATTCGAGGAGAGTTGCTGCATTGGATTCGCGACCGGACTTACAGTGTGCGCTTGAGCCACAAGATGCGCGAAAACTGGATCAAAGGCCGCAAATTACTATACAAAGGCTCCACTGACCTCGAAGTAGCCAAAGAGCTTGGAATCGAGGTTACAGAATGGCTGGAAGTGCGAAAGGTTTGCAGTGGCCCTCCACTAGAGTTAAAGGATCAGGCCCAGCCTACGGAGCCCCTGGAGCCCTCTGAGATGGACTTCGGGGACTTCTACCTGGACGTGGTCGATCAGGCCCTCCAGCATCTCGGGGAAACAGATTCAGAGATGATAGACCAATTGGAGATCTACCTATCTGGCCTCACCCGCAAGATTCCCGTGGATGCAGCAGTTCAGTTCACCAGCCTGTGTGGCTGCGATCCCGCAAACTGGTCAGAGAACCTAACCGAGGAGGACTTAGGCAATGAGCCTCTTGGCCATGGTCGGTACCAGGGGTCGCTTTTCTAGGGCTCGTGTGGTAGGCTGTATCTACCTTGACCATTTAGCTTATGGGCATCAAGCCAGAGACTTTAGAAAAGATCAAAGCGGCACCCCTTTCGAAGGTTGTCGAGAACATGGGCGGGACGCTCAAAAAGGTGGGTTACGAGTTTGCCACCCAGTGCCCCTGGCACGAGGACACCAACCCCTCGTTGACCATCAGTGACAGGAAAGGCTTTTGCTTCTGCCATGTCTGCAGAGAAGGCGGCGATGCGATTGACTACATCCAGAAGAGACGAGGAGTTGACTGGCGCGAGGCTGTGGAGATGGCCGCAGGGATCCTCAACATCGTGGTTCAGACCACCGACGAGAACCCAGAAGAAGTTGCAAGACGCAAGGAGGAGAGGCGTCGGGAGCTGGAGCGGCTTCGCAAGGAGAATGACGAATACGTAAAGAACCTGCACAGTCCCAGGGCCGAAAGAATCCGAGGTATCCTCAAGGAGCGTGGCTTCAGCAGAGAGTCTGCTGTCGAGTTCCAGATTGGATTCGCCCCTACTGGCTTTTTTGCTGGCCGCATCACCGTTCCCATCTTCAATCACCGCAACGAACTGGTTGGCTGGACCGGGCGGGCCACAGGAGACCAACCCGGCAAATATAAGAACACAGCCGACAATGACCTGTTCCACAAAAAGCAGCTAATCTTTAACGAGTATCGAGCTATCGATGCAGCCAAGGAAGCCGGGTCTCTGATCTTCGTCGAAGGCCACTTGGATGTTGTGACTATGTGGCAACACGGCTTGCGGAATGTAGTTGCAATGCAGGGCACTTCAGCCCCAGATCTATTGGTATTGCAGAGACTGAGTCGTAACATAAAAAATATTATATTATGCTACGACGGAGATGCTGGTGGCCGGAAAGCAGTTGAGCAGTTTCTGTCAGTTGCAGGACCCATGGCGCTCAAGGGAGAGATCAACATTAATGTTGCATCCCTTCCCGAGGGGAAGGACCCTGACCAGATCCTTCGAGAAGGCGACGACCTCTACCAGTACATCGCAGGGGCACCACCCTGGCTGGACTGGGTTATTGATGAATGGGTCAATCACCTGGACATGGACGACACCGCCATGGTAACCAACGTTGAGCACAAGCTAAAAGACTTGATCTCAGGTCTTCGCTCTAAGGCCCTCAGGGCCCACTACGTTGACCGGGCAGCGCGTGCATTGTCGACCACCGACAAAGAGGCTGAGAAGCTCGTCAAGACGTGGGAGACGAGCGGTTACGAGGCGGTTGCCCAGCACGCATGGGAACCAAGGACTCCACACGCTGCCATCGTCGCAGCAGAGCGTCGACTGGTCCGTATCTACGTGCATTGCCCGGAGAAGCGCGAGAGCTTGCGTCCCATGTTTGACAACGTAACCAGCCCAGCCGTCAAGTGGCTTTGCGAAAGATTGCGGGAGCTGGAGGCTAATTGCACAACGGATCTGACACCTCATAGCGTGATGGCCATTGTCGCAATTGCTGAGCCTCACTACATGAACCAGCTACGCACACTGGTGCGGCCTAATGTGATCATCGACGCTAGACCCGGCGTCATTCAACACCTTACTGATATACTGTTAACAGACAACGTGTCTTCCGAGGCTTTCTAATGTCCCTAACCCCCATCAGTCATCTCCGGGAGGAAGTGCTTGAGTTGTATGAGTTGCACGGCTCTTACCTTGGAGCAGCCAATGCCCTCTACCAATCTCATCCTTACCTGGCAAAACCTAATCAACTGCGTAGCTACATCAAGTCCGAGGTGACTGCGATTGAGCCCGACCTTGAACTGCTCACCGAGACGGTGCGCCTTGCGAAGGGCAACCAAAAACTTCAGGACATTCAGCGCATTGAGCGGAAAGCATTCCGTGAGCATGCTCGAATCGAAAACGCCTGCCTGGCATACAATGAAGCGATTATCCAGGAACTCAAGAAGGTCGGTGCGTCCCTTCAAGGGTATGCCCGCCGCGGTGGTGATCTTGCCCCTGATAGCGCTGCTCTTGTTATCCACCTCTCTGACAACCATTTTAATGAGTTGGTCAACCTGCCTACCAATAGGTTCGACTTCACTGTGGCTGCCAAGCGCTTGCGGCTTCTGGCGACAAAGGCTAAGCGACTAGGTAAGGCCTATGGCGCGGAGAAGTGCGTAGTCTTCTTTGGTGGAGACCTGATGAACAGCGATCGACGTCTGGACGAGCTGCTGGCCATGAGTACCAACCGTGCGCGAGCCACCGTCTTGGCCGTCCACCTCTACAAGCAGTTCCTCTTGGATCTCCGTGAAGACTTCTTTGTTGACTGCTTTGGCTTAACCGGTAACGAGTCGCGAGCCAAGGACAACCTCGGCTGGGTAGATGTTGTTGCAACAGACAGCTACGACTTTACCATCTACGCCATGTTGCAGGCTATCTTCGACCACGTAGAAGACAAGGGAATGCGTTTTCATGACTTTGAAGCCAATGAGGTGGTTTTCTCAATTCACAACGAGACCTTCCTTGGCCTGCATGGCCATCAGGTTAATGCCACTGACCAAAAGAAGTGTCAGGCGATCATCGGAAAGTATGCTGCGAAGGGCATCAATGTCACCCATATCTTGTGTGGTCACATCCATAGCACCGTCATTTCTGATTATGTTTCTAGAAACAGTTCACTCGTTGGTAGCAATGCTTACTCCGAGGAAGCTCTCGGTTTCGTTTCCAAGGCAGCTCAGAACATCCACGTTGTCACACCCCAAGGACTGGATGGTTTCAAGTGTGACCTTCAGAACGTCGACGTGGTCGAAGGTTACGATATCATCGAAGCACTTGAAGCTTACAACGCCAGGAGCGCAGACAAGGCTCACGAGGCTATGGTCGAACCTCAGGTGCTCGTTAAGGTGGTGATCTGATCATGAGCAGCGAACGTGACTACAGGCCGGAAAAGTCTTACCTGGACCGGCCTCAGGTAATGAGAAAGCCCTCTACAGGGGTCATCACTGTCGGCGATCCTATCACCGGAGACCTTTTATTCCGGGTCATCGCTCAAGAGGGCACCGGCTCGGTGTATCTGGGCCAATTCTCCACCAAAGAGGAAGCCCAGGCAGTCTTAGACAACTACCATGCTTACCAGCAAAGAACACAATGAACGCTGAAATCTACACACTGCCCAACTGCCCCTGGTGCGTAAAAGCTAAGAAACTTTGCGACGCACTTGAGATCGGGTATACTGAAACACATGGGAAGCACGCCGACTGGCCGACCGTCCCATATATTGTGCTCGACGGCGAGCCTATCGGTGGTTTCACTGAGTTCGCCAAGAGATGCCGTAAGCTTTGATTTCAGTGATCCGACCGCTTCTCCCCTGTCTCGCCCTTGCAACTCTGCTTGGTGGGTCAGGGGTTTTTTCTGTCAAGCCTGCAGCTGCTATCACTCCGGGAGCTGTATGCCTCAATCCTCTCTACAAGCCCGTACACACTCGCCTAAAGCCCCTAGCAGACCTTTTGGCCAAGGGTGAGGGCAACTACAACAGCGTCAATCGTGGCTACGCTGGGGACACCCCAGGTGGTATCGACGGCCTGACGGGCAAGACCTTCGATCAGTTCACCGTCCAGCAGGTCATCGAGATGCAGCGGACCTGGCTCTACGCTGTTGGCCGGTATCAATTCATCCCTGTCACCCTGCGCTTTGCTGTGGCCATGTCTGACATAGACATGAAGGACAAGTTCACTCACGAGGTCCAGGACGAGCTGATGGCAGCGCTGATCCTCTACAAGCGTCCCGCCATCGGTGCCTACCTGCAGGGCCACCACGACTACATCGGCTGGGCTCTGGACGAACTGGCCAGGGAGTGGGCGTCTGTTGAGTACCGTCAGGGTCGTGGGTACTACGACCACGTCGGCGGCAACCGTGCTCACATCACCAGGCAGGAAGCCTGGGAAATGTTACAAACCATCAAGCAAGGTTGGCTTCGCGACAAAGGCAAGCTATCTTGATCCTAGCGGATCTTTACACCATGCTCTCTGACTACACGACCATCTATCGCTGCAACGACGGGACTCGCCGTGAGTTCTATACCGTTGCACGTTCCATTGCTCACGCAACCGTGTCAGTCAGGGAGCTGATCCCACAGTCGTGCGAAATCATCCGCACGTACCACAACCCTACCTGGAGGTGAATTTGACCGGAACTTACTTGACACTGGCGCTTGTCTGCGCCTGCCTCATCGTCTGGCCCGGGCAGACCCGAGCCCTGCTCACTTCTGTGAGCCTCAAGATTCAGCTGTACATCCTGAACTACAGGATGAAGTTCATGGCTTGGCGGATCCACCGCTCCCTGCGCCGTGACATGATCAAACATTTCGCTACCATGCCTCCCCCGTTTGATTGGGTGGATCTCTGGGACCGCGAACGTTAGACTGATAGCAGTTCACTACTCACCCTCCCACAACATGGCACTTTATTACAAAACAGAAGCTTTCAAAGGCGGCAAGAAGAAGCGCACCAGCATCGGTGACGGTCTTCGCAGGCGTGGATCCTTCAAGAAGCGCGGGCAGAAGGCTTATCGCGGGCAAGGCAAGTAATGCTACGGCCTTCCTTCATCTTCTCTCGTTTCAACGACCGAGCCAACATCATGCCCTGCAAAAACCCCTGCGACAAGTGCAGGTCAAATGTCGCCTGTGGCCACCTTGACCGCGACGACGCTTTCCCTTTTGAGTCCGACAGCTCTCCCCTGGCTAGCCAGCAGGAGAATTGGTTGAACTCATCCGCTACCTTTTATGATCGGCATTGCGCCCTTCATCCAGGATCGGATCTCTGCCGTATCTACGACTGAATCATGTTCTCACGTATCTTCTGTTTCTTCTTCCCCGCTAAACCCCTGACCAAGTTCAGGGTTCTGGCTCGTCGTTACCGGATTCCACCCAGTCGCGAGCCAGCTTTTCAGGAGCTTGTTGTCGAAGGCAAGAATCAGCACGAAGCTGCGCGTAAGTTCGACAACACCAAGACTAACTGGACCCGTCCCACCGTTACCGAGGTGCAATCATGAAATCCTTTGACATTACCTACAGGCGTATGGGTGAGTCGACCGCGACTCACATTTCCGCCAAAGGCGAATCCATCGAACAAGCTGTTGAGTCAATCAGAAAGCTGTTCCCTGGCTGCCTGATCATTAGCGTCCTGCTGGTTTCCTGATGGCATATCCTTTTGAGCCCGGCTACGTCACTGGCGACCAGTCCAGTCGCGAAGCCGCGACATCCATGCAAGAGTCAGCCGAGACTCTGCGCACCAGAATCCGTAATCACATTGCCGCCAGCCCGGAAGGGAAGACATGCGATGAGGTAGAAGTTGAGTTGTCCTTAAGACATCAGACCGCCAGTGCTCGTTGCAGCGAGCTGAAGCGGTTTGGCCAGGTTTCATTCAAGTTCGACGAAGATGGCAAGAAGCTTCGCCGCCCGACTCGCTCGGGTCGCAAGGCCGATGTTCTGTTTGTCGTCGATGCAATCTGACTTTGTTACGTTTTTGTCACGCAGGCCCTACGGGGCCTTTTTTGTGCCATACTGAATTCGTACCAAAGGGAGCAACCCCAATGACCAACACCAAAATCTTCACCCTCAGCAACCCAGCCACTGGCGACCTCCGCACCTTTCAGCCACTGAACGACGAGGTCGGCTACTACGGCTCACGCTTCACGACCATCACCGACCTCCGCGCCCTGTATCAGGCAGCCCTCAGGGTCGGCTTCACAGAGCTAACAGTCAGCGAGCAGCCTGAATATGCTCCAAGCGCTTTCGAGGTTGGAGCCTGGCGACGGATCTGACTTTGTTAAAAAACTGTCACACTGGGCCCCACGAGGGCCCTTTTTACTGTAAGCTGAACAGGTAGCCTTTACTCACGCGCTAAAAACACTATGAACGAATTTCGCCCCCAGGCACCGTCAGCGGAGACGGTTTTCTACCGCACCTACAGCCGTCGAAAAGAAGATGGCACCCGTGAGAACTTCCGCGAGGCAATGACCCGCACTATTAACGACCTTGCGCGTATCGGTAGCTATGACGTCGAAGAGCATGACCTGGTTATGGAACAGGCCCTGAAGCAGCGTGCGTTCCCTTCTGGTCGTGCCTTTTGGGTCGCTGGCACCGACTGGTCCAAGCGACCCGAGAATTTCAGCGGCTACTACAACTGCACAAGCACCCATATCGAAGACCTTGACGCCTTCGGACTTCTGGTCGACCTGGCCATGCAAGGCTCTGGCACTGGCGCTGTCCTGGAGCAGGACGTCATCGACAGGCTGCCCGAGGTTGCTCACCGCATCGAGATCGTCTCTGTTAGTCCAGTCGGCGGTCGGGCTCCTAGCAAGCGTGACGACTTCACCAGCTACGAGTCCCTGCTTCCTTCTGGAATTGTTTACCTGAAGGTGGGTGACTCCCGTCAAGGTTGGCGTGATGCGTACCAGTTCATCGTCAATCTGGCCCACCGTGGTCTACCCCGCAATGGTGGACACGTCCGCCTGCACCTGGACCTGAGCAGCGTACGCCCTTCTGGAGAGCGTCTGAAAGGCTTTGGCGGTACATCTAACCCCGTCAAGCTTGAGGACGCCTTTCGCAAGGTGGTAGACCTCCTGAACGGCGCTAAAGGTCGCCGCCTGACCTCTGTTGAAGCCTGCCTGCTGATCGATGAAGCTGCCACCGCCATTGTTGCTGGCAACATTCGCCGCTCTGCCGGCATGCGCCAGTTTAGCCAGGGTGATCAGGTTGCGGCCAACGCCAAGCTTGGACTCTACCGCCAGGACGAGGACGGCAACTGGAGTGTGGACCCCAAAAAGGAAGCTCTCCGCATGGCTAACCACACCCGCTGCTACCACACCAAGCCAACGCTAGAAGAGGTCAAGGACGCTGTGTCCCTGCAGTTCACCAGTGGTGAAGGTGCAATCCAGTATGTTCCCGAGGCTGTGGCCCGTGCCAACGCTGACTTGTTGGACTTCAAGACCAAGAAAGTCTTCCTGGACACGTACACCGAGCAGGGGCGCGATGCTGCCAAGGCTTTCCTGGGGGCCCTGGCCCCTGAGCTGGATGAGCGCGAACTCCAGCACCGTATGGACCGCTATGGACTCAACCCCTGTGGTGAGATCATTGGCCGCGACTTTCACTGCAACCTTGCAGAAGTACACCTGAACACCATCGACCCGTCTGACTATGAAGGACAGAAGGCCGCGTTTTACGCCGCTGGACTACAGGTTGCTGCTCTGCTCCAACATCAATTTGTCCACGAAAGATACCAGTATTCTCGTGAGATCGATCCGATCGTTGGCGTTAGTTTCACTGGCCTGTTTGATTTTCTGGTTCACGCTGGCGGTTTCGACTGGCTGAAATGGATGATGGAAGGCCGCAAGGGCCGCCGTGCCTCTGACATGTACAACGGCATGGAACAGCACTTCCTGGTGATCTGGCGCGATGCTGCACACCGTGGCGTCACCGATTACTGCAAGGCCCATGGCCTGCGTATTCCCAACCGGATCACCACCGTGCAGCCTGCAGGAACCAAGAGCCTGCTGACGGGAGCCTCCTCTGGCTGGCATCCTCCCAAGGCTCAGCGTTTCATCCGTCGTATCACCCTTGGAGTCAATGACCCGCTCGTCCCAGCCCTCATCGAGTCAGGATATTCAGTTATCCCTGCCCAATCAGCTCGGGACGACGCTGGAAATCTCCTTGATGATATTGCTGATCCTCGTGTACTTGAGGTCTTGGTCGAAATCCCAACCGAAGTGAGCTGGGCTAACATCCCTGGCTGCGATCAGTTCGACCTTGCCAAGCTTCCCGTTGAAGCACAGTGGGGTCTGTACATGAATGTGCAGCAG